CGGCAGCCGCCGGCGGCGTCCAGGCCGCAGCGCCCGGCAACGTCAACGTCTTCGCCCGCGCCTACTCATCCGCCGCCGATGGCGGTTTCGTCGACGCCTTCGTCTTCATGGTCCCGCCGGCGCCGCCGGCCGTTTAGGAGTAATCCCTTGAGCACTCTCAATCAGCGCACCGCCGCCGTCATCGATCCGATCCTTTCGACGCATGCCCGCGGCTATCGCAACTCCGCCTTCGTCTATCCGTCGCTGTTCCCGATCGTCACAATCCCGAACCGCTCCATGCGCGTCATCCGCTTCGGCAAGGAATCCTTCCGCATGCTCAACACCCGGCGCGCGCCCGGTGCCGAGAAGAAGCGTGTCCAGTATGGTTACGCCTCCGATCCCGTGGCGCTCGTCCAGGATGCCCTGGAAGGCGTCGTGCCGGTCGAGCATCAGGAAGAGGCGGAAAGCGTTCCGGGCATCGATCTGGGTGCAGCCGCCGTCAACATGGTGCTCGATGTCGTCGAGCTGGGTCATGAGTACGGGGCGGCGACGCTCGCCCGCAACGCCGCCAACTACGACGCCAACCACAAGCTGACGCTCGTCGGCGCGGACCGCTGGACCGATCCTGCCAGCGATCCCAAGGCGGATTTCGATACCGCCAAGGAAGCAGTTCGCCGCTCGATCGGCCGGGACCCGAACACGTTCACGCTCGGCCCCACTGCCGGCAACGCCCTGAAAAACCATCCGAAGATCAAGGAGCAGTTCAAGTACACCTCCAAGGACAGCATCACCGATCAGATGCTGGCGGCGTATTTCGAGCTGGAAAAGGTCATCGTCGGCAAGGCCGTCTACCTGCCGGAGGGCGCGGACGATGCCGCCCCGGCAACCGACGTCTGGGGCGACGATGCGATCCTCGCCTATGTGCCGACGACCGGCGACAACTATCAGGTTCCGAGCTTCGGCTACACCTACGAGCTGCGCGGCTATCCGCAGGTCGAGCAGCCGTATTTCGAGCGCAAGACTGACAGCTGGATCTATCCGACCAAGGCCGAGCGGCAGACGCTGATCACGGGCGCCGAAGGCGGCTTCCTGTTCAAGGACGCCGGAAAGCCGGCGGCTTAACGGGAGGTGACCATGGACAAGACAGTCAACGTCACGCTCCTGCAGCCGGCCAAGATCGACGGCAGGCTCCAGATGCCCGGCAAGACGGTCGCCGTCACGCAAACCCAGGGCGATCAGCTCGTCGACGCTGGCGCGGCGGTCCGTTCCGGGGACGTGGCCCTTGCGGACACCCCGCTGGGCGCCGACTTCGACCAGGCGCTTGCCTCCGGGATCGCCGAACGGGAGGCACTCTGGTCGACCGCCATGGATCATTTCGAGACCATGGCCGAGGACGAGAAGGCCGCCCTGCGGATGGAGGTCGACACCCTTCAAGCCAAGCTGACTGCCGAAGGCGAGGCTATGGCGAAGCTCGAGGATGCGCTGCTCGCGGCCGGTGAGAAGATCCCCACGCTGGAAAACCAGATCGCTGCCGCCGGCAAGACCGATCCCGAAGGCGGGGATCAGGGAGCGGACGGCAAGCCCGCGTCGAAGAAGTCCGCCAAAGAGGTCCGTTCCTAAATCTCCCAAGCCGGACCTCGGTCAGGGCGGCCGGTGCCGCCGCCGCCCTGACTTTCCGTTAGAAAGGTGAAGCCCATGACCGCGCATTCCGGACTGCCTGTTTCGGGCTGCAAGCCCCAGACGGACGAAAAAGTCGCCACCGTCAATGCGAACAAGGAAATCGAAGAGCGGGTTTTGCGGCTCCTCGATGCGCTGGAGACCGTCGAGGGCGTAGACAAGCGCTGGCTTGCGATCGGTCGAACCGCCATCGAGCAAGGCTTCATGGCCGTTAACCGCGCCGTCTTCCAGCCTTCACGCGTCGTTCTGCCCGAAGACAGGGGAGACGCCCGATGACCTACGCCTCTCTCGAGGATCTGATCGAGCGCGCCGGCGCCAAGGAAATCCTCCAGGTGGCCGATCGCGACAAGGACGGCACCGCCGATCCGGGAGTCGTCGATGCGGCGCTCGTGCATGCCGACAATATCGTCAACGGCTATGTCGGCGCGAAGTACGCACTGCCGCTCCTCGATACGCCCGACCTGGTGCGCACCTGGGCCGTGGCGATCGCGCGCCACTACCTCCATCGCAACGGTCCTCCGTCCTATGTGGAAACCGACTACGACAATGCCATTGCCGCGTTGAAGGACGTTGCCCGCGGGATCATCACCCTGCCGATCGCAAATGGCGGCTCACCCTCCATCGCCGGTGGTTCGTTCCAGGGCTCGGCTCCCGACGAAGTGTTCAATAGCGACTTCCTTTCGGGGTGGTGGCCATGCTGAGCACGATCGTCGATCGCCTGGAGGCCAATCCCGGTACGCTGACTGAGATCCAGGTCGCGGAAGATCTGGACGCCGTGGTCGCCGCTACGGCGCCGGACAGTGGAACGGCCTTCGTCGTGCCCTTCCGCGAGATCGCCAAGCCCAACACAAGAATGACCGGCGCCCATCTGCAGCGTGTTGACGTGCAGTTCCTCGTGGCCTTCGTCGTCCGCTACCACGACGACGCCGCCGGCGCCGAGCGCGCGGCGATGTTCGATGGGCTGAAGACGAGCGCCGAAGTCGCGCTCGCAGGTTGGCAGCCGTCGCCCGAGGGCGATCCCTGCAGCCTGGTTGGAGGCGAAACCAATCCGCTCGGCAACGGCGTCACCGTCTACGTCCAGACCTGGCAGACCTCGCGCTACCTTACCGGAGCTGACCTATGACCATTCCACGCCCGGGCGGCCGATATATCCGCGACGGCAAGACCGGCGCTGTCATCCGCGTCGAAGACACCCATACCCGCAGCGAAGAGAGCGGCGATGCTGCCAGCGTGGCCAAGGCCGCGCCGGTGAAACCGAAGGCGAATTCCGATGATACCGAGGCCCTCCCGGCCGAGGCGGAGAAACGAACGCCACACCCGGAGGCGGAAGCATCGGCTTCCGGGGACACCGTCAAGACCGCGACTGCGGCAATCAGGAAGGGCAAGTAAACCATGGCCTACGCACCACGTTTTTTCCGCAAGCTCGCTTGCCTCAACAAGATCGAAGCCACCTACGGCATCGACAGCGTGCCCGCCGTCGCCGATGCGATCCTCATGGCGAATGTGACATTCCGTCCGCTCGTGGCGCAGCGCCTCACCCGCGACCTGCTGTTGCCCTATCTGGGCAATCAGGGCGTCATCCTCACCGGAATGTATGCCACGATCGAAGGCGATATCGAGCTTGCCGGCTCCGGCGTGGCCGGTACGCCGCCACGCTGGGGCAGCATGATGCGCATCGGTGGCATGACCGAAACGATCGAGGCTGGCGTTGGCGTCACCTATGAGCGTGCGGACTACCCGCAGGATTCCGGCACCATCTATTTCGTCATGGACGGCGTCCGTCATGTCCTTCTGGGATCGCGCGCGAACCTGGCACCCGCCTGGTCGACCAGCGCCTTGCCACGCATGCGCGCCTCAATCACCGGCCTGCTCGGAACCGTCACGACCGTCGCCAATCCCGCCGTCAGCAAGACGGGGTGGATTACGCCGCTTCCGGTCAACAAGGCGAACACGACGCTCTCCCTGCACGGCTGGAGCGCGGTCGGATCGAGCCTCTCTCTCGACCTCGGCAACACGGTAACGCCGCGCTTCCTGATCGGCGATGAGGCTATTCTCATCACCAACCAGCAGGCAACCGGCAGCGTCGTCATCGACGCGCCGCCGCTCGCGACCTTCGATCCGCTGGCGATCGCCAAGGCGCGTACGCGCGGCGTGCTGGACTTCCAGCACGGGACGGTCGCCGGCAACATCATCGATGTGACAGCCAGCGCCGTCGAACTGGGCGAGCCGCAGCCGGGCGAAAGCGATGGTGTGCTGATCAATACGATCGCGCTCGATGTCTGCGTCACGGACGGGTTCGACGACCTGACCATCGTCGCCCGCTGATTTTCATCTTCAGTTTCGAAAGGAAAAAACATGTCCCAGCAATTCGTCGTGGGTGAGGTCGTTCGCTACTGGTGGCCCGTGATCGTCAGGATTCCGGATCCGGAAAAGGCCGGCCAGGTGCTCGAGCGCAAGTTCGAGATCCTGTTCGAGCCGGAGGATCAAGATACGGCGGTGGAGACGCAGCTGGAATACAGCGCCATCGCTTCCCTGAAGGACCGTATCGAACACGAACGCCAGCAGCTTCTTCGCGTGGCCAAGGACTGGAAAGGGGTGCTCGACAAGAACAGGCAGCCGGTCCTGTTCAGCGAGGAGAATTTCCGCGCTGCCCTCCAGCAGAGCTGGTTCCGGATCGGTGTCAATACCGCCCTTGCCGAGAGCCTTGCCGGCCAGGCCCGACTGGGAAACTGAGGGCGGCGGCCAGGGCCTGGGCTTTTGCCCGGCTCGGCCGCGCGGATGCAAGCCAGGTCGTGACGGTCGATGAGGACGTCGCGGCGGATTTCGCGCTGATGGGGGCGACCATCGACGCGCATGAGGTCGTAAAAAAAGAAGGGGTGTTCGAAGTGTGGCCGATCAACTGGGACAGCGTCAGAGCCTTCCTCGCCTGCGAAACGCAGTGGCGGGTCGTGTCTACGTTCAACCGGGTGATGGAAACCGGCCTCGACTATAGCGGGGTCGACGTGGCCCTGCGCCGTCTCGGATTTGGCGATCATGTCTTTGCCGATCTGCAGGAGATGGAGGTGGAAGCCATTTCCATCTTCGCGAGGGCTGGCGAATGAACCAGCTCGAATTCGAAATGGTGTTCCGCGGGAACACCGGCCCCCTCAAAGCCGCCACGACCGAAGCCAAGCAGGAAATCTCATCTGTTTCTAACGAAGCCGCCCAGTCGGCCGGCAAGATCGACCAGCATGCCGCGGCCCTGGAGAGAGAAGCGGCCGCTGCACGAAAGGCCGCCGACGCGAATGAGGCCCTGGCGGCGGAGGC